CCATTGTATATTATTTAGGAAATGACAGACCCCCTTTTGAAAGAAGACACTTCTCGTTACGTGATGTTCCCAATTCAAGACGAGGACATCTGGAAGATGTACAAGAAGCAGGTAGATTGTTTTTGGCGCGTTGAGGAAATTGATTTGTCCAAGGATTTAGGTGATTGGGCAAAGCTTACTGAAGACGAACAATATTTTATATCAATGGTTCTAGCATTTTTTGCAGCCAGTGATGGAATTGTTATGGAGAATTTGGCAACCCGATTTATGGCCGATGTCCAGCTCTCTGAAGCCCGAGCTTTCTACGGGTTCCAGATTGCAATGGAAAACATCCATTCCGAAATGTACAGTGTACTTATTGAAACCTACATTAAAGACAAGGCGCAAAAACACAAGTTGTTCAATGCGATTGAGATGTGTTCTTCTATCAAGAAAAAATCGGACTGGGCTAGGCGGTGGATTGGATACGAAGCGAGCAATGATACCTTTCCCACGCGACTTGTTGCGTTTGCCTGTGTGGAAGGCATTTTCTTCAGCAGTAGTTTTGCTGCCATTTACTGGATTAAGAAACGTGGAATCATGCCTGGTTTAACTCTTTCCAATGAGTTTATTAGTAGAGATGAGGCACTACATTCTGAATTTGCAGTTCTTATTTATTCAAAGCTCCACAAGAAATTAGATAAATCTAAGATTGCGGAAATCGTGAGAGAAGCGGTGGAAATTGAAAAGGAATTTATTACGGAATCGTTGCCGTGCCGGTTAATCGGGATGAATGCCAAATTGATGACCCAGTATATTGAGTTTGTGGGGGACCGTCTTTGTTTGCAAGTGGGAATTGATAAGATTTATGGTAGTTCGAACCCTTTTGATTTTATGGAACTCATTAGTTTGGAGAGCAAGTCCAATTTCTTTGAACGCACAGTATCCGAGTATGCGATGGCAAACAAGGAGGTTGCTGAAAACGTGTTTGACCTTGTGTGCGAGTTCTAAGTAGGGCGTAAACTTGTTGACCTACGGTATTCAGAGAAGCTTTGCTTCTCTTACGCCCCTACGACCCCCTCCCTTACTATAAATTGTTTTGATGATACGGATATAAATTGTTTTGATGATTGAAAAAAAATCTTACAAAATTGAAATTTTTATTATGTGCAACACATATAATAAAAAAAATATAAAATGACCGCCAAATACACCGAATCGCAAATCACCGAATTGAGGCAATATGCCGAATTTTATGATTTATCATCAATAAACGAAGCAATTAATTACTGCACCAAATGCCACTTTTGTGGAAAAAAATGCAACATGAGCATTCACATACGCTCTCATACTTATTGCAAAAAGCATTGTGCCGACCTGAGCGAAGATTTTAATTACTGTTGTTTTAGAGGTGAATCGTGCAAAATATGCAATAACTACTCCATCTGTAAGGACAAACTGATAAGTGCTGGATATACAATTGACCAATGCAATAAATCCCTTTCTTCGCAAAAGGAATTTACATACAAACTCAAAAGTAACAATTCTGCTGTAACTTTTGAAACCAAAATCTTGTCAAAAACAATTTCCACTGGAAAACTAGCAACCATTTCACATATTGTCAAATACAAGTCGAGCACATTTATTGCTCAACTCAATTATGATGACAAAGAAAACATTGTGGATGATGACTACATTAATAGCAATGTCTATAACATTTCCATAAAGGATTTGGGTGAAGTGTTAATGTCATACACAGAAATTCATAATAAAGATTTATATTCAAAAGAAGAAATAGAAGAAATAGAACACAGTATTTTAGAAACGAATGACTGGAAACAAAATCTCGACACCTACTATGAAATTTTCGATGGTTGTTCATTGGAACCTAGGAAATATTCAGAAGTTGTAAAATTGTCGTCTCACTAATCCAAATATTTATCAAATAATTTTCTAAAATTTTTTATTGATTTCTCTTGGTCCCCCAATTCCAAATTGAATTCCGTAATGTCCATATTCACCACATTCAAATTTTTCATAATTTTATCAACAATGGGTTTTATGGCTTTTGTATGAACACCGTTTGGTGCAGTGGTGCCAGTGCTTGACATTTCTTCTGGATCTAGTCCATCAACGTCAAACGAAAAATGGACTGGGTCTTTTCCTACAAATTCTTTGATTTTTGCGTAGGTTTGTGAAGGGTTCTCATTGATTTCTTTACACCGAATAAACTTGATTTTCTTCTCTTTCAAAACTAGTTTCTCTCCATTGTCCAAATCGCGGATGCCTAAATAAAGAATGTTTTCAAATTTGAGTTCGGGAACAGTATACAAAAATGGAAACAGGTCATAATCACTGTCTAAACCAGTGAGAAACGAGAGAGGCATTCCATGGTAATTTCCACTGGGTGATGTTTTGCGGGTATTGATGTCGCCATGGGCGTCAAACCAGATGACCTTGAGCGCAGAACCGTGTTTTTCCAATGATGCACCAATGGTTGCAATGGCCATGGAGTGGTCACCGCCAATATTGATGGTTGGTTTTTTGCATTGTACATTTGCGGTAAACAATTTGTGCAGATTTTCAGAAAGCAGTTTGGTTCTTGGTTCTACATTGCTATTTCTGGTTTTTATAAGGGTGCCACGATTACCAAATAATTTGTATAAATATTTGCAGGTGAGGTCGAGACCGGGTTTCTTTTGACCCATTAAACTTGGAAAATATATACGATGCATTATATATTTTACGTGTTATTTTTTTATGTTTTTTACAATTGTTTTGTAGGGAAGTAGGTTTCTTTTTAAGGGAGGGGTCATAGGGGAACCGTAGGTTCCCTTAATTTGGTTTTCAACTTTTCCAAATAAAGAATTGCATCCATATGTTCTTCCTGGGCGTGCTGAATCCATTCCAGAATAGATAAATCGTCGCGGTCCAATGTTGTTCCATATTTTTGCAGTCCGACGTTAGAACGACCTATAAAAGCACCAATAACACTGTTTACAATGGAGTCTGCACAATATGAATTGTTTACAGTCTGTGAATTTTCATCCTGTTGTGAAGATTTATCATCATCCTGTGAAGATTTATCATCATGTTGTGAAGATTTATCATCCAAAGGAGGGGTCATAGGGGAACTACGTTCCCCTAAAATTTGCGGAACAATTGCAATCTTCTGGTCCTGCGACAAATCGCTATATCCTTCCTTCTGATACCCTAAATAATGATTGAACATATACCACTGCGACGACGGCATAATAGTTTTCCACAAAATATCATTCTGGTAAACCCAGTGTTGTTTGGTTGAATACAAGTTCTCTACATTAGATTTGAAAAGGGTGCTGAGTTCCAACATCATTGACCGATTCACTAAATATCCTGCGCCATTGCCCGACGACGAGATTCGTGAAATCAAATGGTTTGTCGGTTCAGAAACAACTGCTGCACAAGTGGTTAGCATTACGACATCCCATGAAATATTTAATTCAAAGAATGCTTTAATATCCGCATGAATTTTTTGTATATCATCGATGAATACAAAGTCGTCTTCCAATATCAAAACATTTTGCAAATCCATGTCGTAGGCCATTTCCAATACATTTGCGTGGCTGAGTAAACAACCTGAATTGGGACAACCATTGTAAGAAGATGCTGGAAACCGGATAATTTTATCATTGGGGAAACCGACGCGGTCAAATTCTTTCAATAAAGCCGACCTCCGGTCGGCGCGGGCATCCATGTTGATATATATGATTTTTTCCATTACTAAGTATTAATTACTAATGGAATGTTTTTAACCTAAAATGATTGTAATTCATTTTACGCGTATTTTGGCAATGCGTCAATATCTATGATATTCAAACTTGTTTCGCTTAAACCGTCGGGGTTCACATATTTCTTAAAAATACCCTGCTTCAACTGCTCACTGGGAACCAGATTGTTCACGGTTCGCGCAATCATTTTATACAATTTGAAATCGGGGTATCTCTCTTGTCCGCTGGGTTTGTAAAGGACACTTTTGCCATGGTCATCGTTACACCAGGAATCCACCAGCTTTTGCAAAGGGGTTTTAACCTCGTCATCTCTGCAAACATAGTCATAGAGAGAACATCCAAGACGGCACAAATCAAAACTGGGATTTGGGTCAATGCGCGGTTTATTCTCGTTGAAGTAAGGCTCGCAATTATACTGGGTCGCCGCATCACCACTTGGTGCAAAACTGTCGCTGCAAAATGTTTTGCCACTAAACCGGTAAATCGCTCTTCCAAAATCAATTAACTTGAAAATGCGACCATTGGTAGGGACTTTATAACAAACCCCGTCAATCTTATAATAGAGAAATTCCTCTTCGGTCTCTACATACATGATATTATTGGTGTGCAAATCATTGTGAGTAAAATCAAACACTTTTTGATAAGTGGCTAAAATCAAAACAACTTGCAAAAGTGCTTCTATAAAAGTATCATCTTTCAGTTTTCTCTGCATGATTAACTCATCCAAAGTGCCTTTGCATTTTTCCTGGAAAATGAGCTGGACCGGGAATTCTTTCAAATAGCTAAACATAGTTTCTTCTTCTTCAAAAATTGATTCATCAGATTCAGATTCAGACTTGGATTCAGATTCAGACTCGGTTTCCCAGTCGTCTTCATCTTCTTCTTCTTCAGTTGTTGCAGATTCGGAGTCACTGCTGCTGTCACTATCACTATCACTATCACTATCATTTATCTCTGGTTTAGACTCGGAAACGTATTCGATAACAGCAGATGAAGAATCATTGACAGTGGATTCATTGACGGTTGATAAATCGTCAATAGCAGATAAATCTTCAACAGCAGATGCAATTATCTCTTCTACCTCCAAATCAATTTCCAAATCTTTGATACTCAGCTTCTTCTTATTGGTTCGGGAACCTTCTCCTGAATATTCGCGCAAAATAATGGAAGCGTCTTCATCCAATGTGAAATGTTTATTGATATTGTTCATAAAAAAAGTGTTATTTGTTAAAAAATCCACATCATCCGCAATATTGTATTTGAAATTTTGCTGCACTGCAAGAGCTGACCCGTAATATTCAACACCATGTATCCAGCCATGTGTATCTTTCATCATGGATGTTAGGTAAGCGAAAAAACCGTCAACATAAGATGAATTGTTCACATCCAGCACTTTGGACAAACATGTTTCAACAGTTGACCCAAGTTTAGGAAGTGTTTTGAAAACGGATTTTTCTAAATCATATTTGCCACGCAAATAGTTGAGGGGGTCCAAAAGTGGAGAGAATTTGACAAAGATGTCTTTTTCCACCAGTTTATCTTCATTGTCGGTTACCGTTTTCAAATCATGGATATGGTATTTGTGGTTTAGTGCAATCCGGTTGTAATTGGTTTCATCCATTTCGAAAAAACGGCTATACACGGGGTTATAATTTTGGATTTCGCTAATATCTAGCATTTCTAAATTATTTTTTTTGGCTTTTTTATAAAAAATACTAAATTTGGACTTCATTTATATTTTACGCTAAAAGATAAATTTAGGTGTATTGAACTAATCAAACCATTATTTATTGAGTCAATCGTTTCAAACCATCATTTTTTATCTTTATTTTACATATATTATTTATTTTTTAAAATGACACTTGAATTAAGAAAATTTGATATGCGTGCAATCACATTTGACCCGAAAGAAAATAAGGGCCCAGTTATCGTGTTGATTGGACGTCGTGACACCGGCAAAACCTTTTTGGTCAAAGATTTACTGTATCATCACCAGGATATTCCTATTGGCACCGTCATTTCCGGCACAGAAGCTGGTAACGGTTTTTACGGAAAACTGGTTCCTAAACTTTTTATCCACGAAGAATACAACACCATTTTGATAGAGAACGTTTTGAGACGACAAAAAGCAGTTATGAAACAGTGCCAGACCGAGATGGAAACATACAAAAAGTGTTCTATTGACCCGCGCACCTTTGTTATTATGGATGATTGTCTCTACGACAACACGTGGACCAAAGATAAGTTGATGAGGTCCTTGTTCATGAACGGAAGACATTGGAAGGTGATGTTGATCATCACGATGCAATACCCATTGGGTATCCCGCCCAATCTCCGCACCAATATTGATTACGTTTTTATTTTGCGAGAGAATTATTTATCCAATAGAAAGAAGATTTGGGAGAACTATGCGTCTATGTTTCCCACGCTGGAATCATTCTGCACCATTATGGACCAGACCACTGAGAATTATGAGTGCATGGTGATATCCAACAACGCCAAATCCAACAAGATTAATGACCAAGTATTCTGGTATAAAGCGGCGGACCGCCCCGATTTCAAATTGGGGTCCAAAGAGTTCTGGGAATTATCGAAGAATTTGGCAGACGATGATGGAGATGAATATGACCCAAATGCAAAGAAAAAGGCGAAGGGGAATAATATTATGGTGAAAAAGACCACAGGCAAATGGTAAAGGAAACCTACGGTTTCCTTTTGAACCTTCCCTTTATTTAAAGGGACGTTCCCCTTTTTTTGCTTCACTTAACCCTCCTTTTTTTTGTTTTATTTTGAATAAAAATATCGCTTATCCAAATTGATAAGCGATATTTTATATATAGCGAAGCTAGGTTACTTTTTGAACCTTCCTTTATACATCACTTCGATGAGACTCACATTAAGGGAAGGGGTCATAGGGCGTAAGAGAAGCTTTGCTTCTCTGAATAACCGTAGGTTTCCCTTAA